CTGGTAACACAGTTATGTTATTCAACAAGTTGCTCATATTCCAAGTAGGTTGTGTCCAAGTAAAATTAATATCTTCTTTAGTTTTAAATAACCAAGGAGATGTTAATTTAAGATTATTTCCATCTACGTCTGCAAATCGTTCAAACTGATCCGATGAATGCGATGAACTAGTGTCAACATCGGTATTTGATGATTGCCAGTCGCACCACTTTTGGGTTCCTAGTTTAGCAATAGTTAGTTCCATTTCAAACCACGAAGGTAATACAATTCCTGTCTTATAAAAATCTATTAGTCCGGCACAATGTTTAATGGTCGGGTTATCATTATTTGATTCAGGCGTGTTTTTCCACCAAGTTGGCATGAACTTATTCGCATAGTTAATTTTAGCACAATCGTATACATAGGGCAAGTATGTAAAACAATCCAATACAATTTCTTTTTTCTTTAAAAAGAACATTACACAGTGTCCTTAATCATAATGTAGTTTCGTAATAATTAAAGTTTATTACGCACCTAACTTGTGCATCTGTACAAGAACTACCAGTATGCGGTATAGTTGAATCAAATGTAACCAGTCTATTTTCTACACTATCAACTTTAGTACCGTCTTCAAATAAAGTATATCCGTTATTAGTATTGATATAAAACACCGCAGTTTTGCAAGGCATTTTTAAATTAGATATGTCTGTATGAAAACCATGTTCACTTGTGGACAATTCTTTAGTTAATAAATTTGCCTTAATTCTTAAAATTGATGCTGGTTTTATTTTTTCCAAAATAGGCAATGCGATACTTGTAAAGAAATCACTGTTAGGTTTAAAATTAGCATACAATACGTGTGTAAATTGAAAATAATCAGACAACTCGTCTACGCTATTATACTTGTATGTGATACCGGTATTATAATACCATGGAAACGCAGGAGTTAAAACAATATTTTGAATTTCTTTAAACACGTTCTCTGGCAAAAAATTATCAATTATTGTACATTGCATGGTGTTTCCTCAACGTAATTAAAATTTATCACGCATCGAACTTTTGTATCCGTACAACTTGTACCAGTGTGCCATATATTAGAATCGAATACTAATAGTCTATTAGCTACACTGTTTATTTCTGTGTTATCATCTAGTATAGTAACACCGTTATTGGTATTAACATAAAAAATTGCGGTTTTACACTTTAAATAACTCTGATCAATATGTTTTTCGTACACAATTCTTTCGTGTGTTACTGGATTGAGGTTTGCTTTAATGCGAATAATGGCGCCTGGCTTTATTTTTTGTAGTATCGGATCAACAATTTCGAATTTGCCTTGAGGGGCATGATGCCTGTAAAAAAAATGTATAAATTGCAAGTCATACAAGTTATCCTCTAACGATCTTGAAGTTTCGTAAGTAGTATGATCATTATAAAACCACGGAAACCAAGGGTCAAGAATTGCAGCTTGAAGTTTGTTAAACTCATCTTCAGCTAAGAAATTGTCAAATATTTGATAGGTCATACTTGCCGATCTTTTATCCAAGTAACTATCGCATACTTAGTCCCGCTGGTTACAGGTCTTGACGCATGGGAATACGCATAGTTTGACGGAAATAGTATTAACATGCCCGGCTGAGGTTTAATCTTAATGTTGAAATTTGGAAACTCGAGATGGCCACCTTCGTAGTCGTCGTTCAAATATACTATAGCAGATACTGCTCTTCCCATGCTAGTAGCTCCATCGTAGTGTACTGTATATTCTTCACCACCGCTGTATTTTAAAACTTGGTAGCCTTCATGCCAAAACGACTCTCCAATTTTGTATCGCTGGGCATACGGATTAGTTGCTCCTAATAACAATAAATTAAATTGATTATGTATTTTTTGTAGTATAGGATTATTAGTAATATCTGCCAAGTGTGTTAGTTCTAATACTTTATTAGTACGTGCATCTTGTCTAGGCCCGTTTCCAACGGTTCCAGCCCGCATCCAATATACATTTGAATTTGAATCAGCACAAACTTGTTCAAGAGACTCAATTGTTTCTTTATAGTTAGGCCATGCGTTTTCAAAAATATCAATACACCCAGCCACTGTAGTAGTTGGATTCAGTTCTCCAGGAAATAACCCGTTAACCTGTAATGCCATAATTTATGCTCCTGTGGGATTTTATGGAATATTTATAAGCAAAAACTGTGCCACTAACTAAATATGGCATGCCTATTTTTAGATCACTTTACGAAATTTTAAATTATCCATGGGAAGTGGTTAATACTACTTACGCTCATTTAACCGGGCACGAATATCCACCAAACTATACATGGGATTATACCAATGATATAAGTTATACTGAAATTGAAACGTGGGAACAGCTATATTTTCAAGCCGGGAACATTGGATTATATGCCGCCCATACGCCTAGAATTGAAATGTACATAATAGTACATCATTTATTTCAAAAAGTAGAAGTATTTTATGGAGCCGATGCTAGCAATCAAGTATGGGACAGAATGTCTGAGTTTGATATAAATTTACCAATACACAATCGATGGATAGATGACTATAACATTGATCTTGTTAACCCATTAACTCCATCTTAATAAAAATATAGTATGGTCAGTTTTTTTATCAAAAGAAATAGAAAACCACTGATTGTTTTCTTTTAATAATACTGCTTTGTATTCAGTTAACCATAACTTTTCTAAAAGTTCTATTTTAGTAGAAGAATTACCTTTTTGAAAGTCTTTAGAATATTTTTCTAAAAGAAATGAATTTGCTTTAACAAATAACGAATTAATTGTTGAATCAGAATTAATAATATCTATTGTCATATTAATTCAACAATGTCAAATACAGTTTGCAATTTAGTGCGAATTGTTTTATTACTAAAACTATTACGCAATCCTTGATGTAAGGGTTTAGGTGCGTAATCAATCGTTGACCATGCCCAAGCACAATGCTCGTTACTCAACACAGGAACAAACTCATCTTGTATTACACACAGGTAAGTATGAAAATTAAAGATTTTATCGTTACTGACAAATGTTTCTAATGGAATTGTTTTGATAACAGTGGGCATAGATCCAATTTCTTCTTGGACTTCGCGCTGTAGACCTTGCCAAGGATTTTCATGTTGGAGGTTTGTGCCTCCAACTAATCCCCAAGTACCAGTGTGTTTACCATGAGCTTTCTGTAACATTAAGAATCTTCGTGTAGACTTAGCGTAGAACAATGCTCCGCTACATACAATTCTATCTGTTAAAGCTCTAGTCTCCATTCGCCTACCCTATATTCGCCTTCGAAGCTCTTAGCCCACTGTACGCCATTCCAGACATACTGTACTCTAAAGTTTGCTTGGCTCTTGTATATATTGGTTTGCCACACCATAGTGCTGGTTTCTTGAACGGAATCAAAAACTACGTTCCATTCAGTTCCAGTCCACTCGATGATATCGTTAGCATTAGCAACTAATGTGCCCCACGCTGCCGCAGGCACGCTGTTATTTGCGCTACCAATGTCTTCAACAATGAGTAATCTAGTACCAGCTTCTGGATTTTCTGGATTATATGTAAGCGGGTTAACAATAGCGTCAAACGTTCCTGGACTACCACTACGATGCTGTATACCATCTCCATAGTCTGGATGATTATCTAAACGTCCTTGGCTGTCGATTAGTGTGTCGCTCGGAATAGTATCATTGTCCCAAGACACAGTAAGTAGTGTTGAATCTAACGGACTAATAGCAACAGTTCCTACTACTTCAACACCGTTAGGTTGTGTTAGATATAATGCGCTTGACCCAGCAACATACTTGCCAGGGTATACATCAAATACATCCTGCCATTGAATTGGTGTTCCTTGACGTACAGGAATGTCTAAGGTAGGTTCTCTAGGAACACTACTTTCAGTTTTGTGTAACAGAATAGCTTGTCCATTGTACACTTGTATGTTGTAATCTGTAATAGTAACAACATCTTGTGCTAATAATGAAGACAGTGTTACATCTGGATTTGTTAGAGGCTGACCTAATCCATCAATGTAAGTAGAATCTGTACTAGATCCTTGATACAAGCTGGTAATAATTTTTGTAATAACACCAAGATGTTTAACTTTGACCGGAGGACTAATCCAAATAGGAGTTTCTAAAGTTAATGAAGCAATATCAATAGCATCAGTTGTTCCTACAGGAACTTGTCGGCTTGACCAATTCACTCCTGTTAAGTTAAGAACACTTAAACTAGTCCAGTCAATATAATTGTCAGTGGTCTGTATTTCTAAA